GTAGAGCGTTGCCCGGCCCTCTCTGAGCGTGGCTCGCCAGCCGAGTGAGCGCGCGAGGTAGAGAACGGCGTCAGCGAGCGGACGCAAAGTGGAGCAGAACTCGACCTGGCTGCGATTGGCCTCAATCGTTCCATCGGTGTCCATGAGGCCCTGGAGCAGCGCCTCGCGCTGAGCAGTCCCGGATGTCAGGTAGATCTCCGGGACGTGCTTGTTTCCCAGCAAGCCGAGCGACCGGAGCTTGCCCTGGAAGGTGTCGCGGCCGTAACCGGTGCGGTCGTAGCCGCCGACGCTGAGCCGCCAGCGATGCCGACCGGCGGCCGGGATAACTGGAATGCCCGCTTTTCGGATCTCGCCGATGATCTCCGGATCGGCGCACGTAAATCCGGCGTTGTCACTATTGCCGTCGCCGAGCCACGCCCCGAGCGCATACGGGTCAATGGGCAACTCGGTTTCCGGTGTCCTTACCGGCTCCTGATCCGGCAGGATGAACCGGTATTCATTGGTCGTGTACTTCTTGCCGTCGGCCGTTGATGCCCGCGAGCCGGTCGCGTAGCGAGAGACCCCGGCCTGGGCCATTGCGCCGGTGGTCATCGTCTCGGTTACGAAGGTGCGCACGGCATTTCCGCGCGGCCCCTTGCTGCTGGAGCGGCGCTTGTCCGTCACCGTCCAGAGATGCTCGCGATCGGCGACAACTGACCGGCCGTCGGTGGTCGTTACCTGGAAGCAGTCGCGGCCGGTCATGATCTCGGATGTCTCGGTCACTCGCGTCAGGTGACCGGAGGGGTGGTAAACCTCATCGCCGGGAACGATGTCGGCCATCGTCACGAATCCCCGGCTCGTCAGGATCTCAGTGTCAATGTCCATGGCCTTACCATTCTGCCTTGCGACGATGATAAGGACGGTGCGGAACCGGTAAGTCCCGTCAGGATTTAGCTCCAGCGCGTGGATGACCGCGAACTGCTGCCACGGCTGGAGCGGCATGCCGATCATCTCGGCGAAGTCGATGACCTCGTAGCCGCGGGTGGTGAGCCGGGTAAGGGGCCTCAGCGGCTTGGTGAACAGCCGCGGTTCGGTCTTGCCGATGAGCGGCTTGCTCGGTGGCCTGTTATCCGGCGGCCGCGCGCCGGGCTTGTGATCCTCGCAGCGCTTCCGGCCGGGCGGCGCGAGCTTCCGGCACCCGGCCGGATAGGTGCAGCGGGTCCGCTTGCGGGCGCGGGTCGCGGCGGATGTCACGGAGAGGGGTTACGCAGGGCGGTTAGCGCGGAGGGCCGTGAGCCGGCTGCTCTTGGGCGCTTCGGGCTTGCCCTTCTTCAGCCGCGACCGGGCGGCAGGCGTTGCCCCGAGCTCGGCGAGGCATTCGAGCATCAGCGGGAAGATCCAGCGGGCCAGCCAGGCGTCCGTTGACGATTTCTTGCAGTTCGTGTTCGTGCACTCGCTGCAGTGACCATTGCTGCGGTCGATCACGTCGGCGTATTTCTTCGCGAGTTCCCGCACGGCGTTGTCCTGATCTTCCGCCGGGAGGGCGTCCAGGGTTGCGGCCACGTGGGCGGCCATGAGCTTGTCCGCGTCCCCGAGCTGGAACATTCCGGCCACCGTCCCGCCCTCCGATCTCCGCTGCAATCCTGCCGGCACCCCTGTGACCAGTGTGACGGATGTTGTAGGTGGTACCAGAGTCCGATATCCTCCGGAATGGCGACGACCTTGATCCAAGGCGGCGACCACTGATCGGAGGCCGGACAGACCGTGGCTACCGCAGCGCTGCCCGCTGGGCGCCGTTCCCTGCTCGGGAAGCTGTTCGTAGTCATCGGCATAGCGATCAGCCGGAACCCGGCAGCGAAGAAGCGCGCGGAGGCATTCACCGCCGGCGTGCGCGAGCACTTCGTCACCGTCGTCGCGCTCGGCTGTGCCGACTACGCCGCCTTCATCCACTCGCCGTTCGCCGGGTGGCTGGTTCTCGCCGGGTGCCTCTTCCTGCTTGACCTGAAGATCCAGGGCTGAGCCGGTGGCCTCCCTCATCGGCAAGCTGCTGGACCTGGCCGGCGCTCCGGCCGATGCGGGTCCGCCCGTCCCGATGGCCGAAGCGGGGATCTGGACGCTCCCCGGTGCCTCGCACCGGGGCGGCAACATGGACGAGGCGTTCCTCCGGGCCTACGCAGCCAACGGAACCGCGTTCAGCAACGGCGCGCTGCTCGCGTCGGCGACCGCCGGCCCGGAATGGAAGCTGTTCCTCAAGGCACCCCAGGACGGCCGGGTCCGCTACTCGACCGCAGACCAGGGCAGCGACCAGCGCAAGGAAGTCGTCCAGCACGCCGCGCTCGCGCTGCTGCAGCGCCCCAACAAGTTCTGGTCCCGGTTCCGCCTGTTCGAGCTGTCGCAGCTTTACCAGGACCTGAGCGGCAAATGCCACTGGGTCATCACCAAGTCGGCCGGGATCCCCATCGGGATCTGGCCGGTGCGCCCGGACCGGATGATGCCGGTACCTGACCCCGACCTGTACCTGCGCGGCTGGATCTACACCGCACCCGGGGGCAATGAGCGGATCCCTCTCGATGTCGGTGACGTGATCTACAACCCGCTGCCCGACCCGGTGGACTCCTACGGCGGCACGGGACCGATCCAGTCTGTGCTGACCGAGATCGACGCCGTGGGCTACGCCGCCCAGTACAACCGGAACTTCTTTTCCAACTCGGCCCGCCCCGACGGCGTTCTGAGCGTCGACCACCGCGTCTCGGACGAGGAATGGGACGAGCTGACGGACCGGTGGCGCGACTCCCACCGGGGAGTGTCCAGGGCCCACCGGGTGGCGGTACTGGAAGGCGTCACCTGGGTCCCGACGGCGACCACGCCGAAGGACATGGACTTCGCGAACCTCATGAGCACCGGAGGCGACCGGATCCGCGAGGCCTTGGGCATGCACAAGATCATGACCGGGCTGGTCGACGACGTGAACCGGGCAAACGCCCAGACCGGCGAGGAGATCTTCGCGGCGTGGAAGGTTGCTCCGCGGCTGCGCCGCTGGAAGGACGTTCTCAACTTCCAGTACCTGCCGATGTTCGGCCTGACCGCTGACGGCAAGGAATTCGACTTCATCTACCCGATGCCGGTCAACCGGGAGCAGGACAACCAGGAACTGACCGCAAAGGCCGAAGCGGCGCTGACGCTGACGCAGGCCGGCTACGACCCCGCCGACGTGCTGCGGGTGGTCGGGCTGCCGCCGATGAAGACCATCACGAAGCCTCCGCCTGGCGGCCTGCCGGTCGGCACCCCGAACGCGGGAGCGGCACAGCCGGCCGCGATCCCGGGCGAGTCCGGTCAGGGCGGGGACGCGAACAACTCGGGCCGTTTCCGCCAGTTCGACCCATTCGAAGCGTACGAGCGGCAGGCTGCCGCCTGGAACCGACTGGCAGGTGCGCGTTGAGGAACGTCTACCCGCTGAAGTGCCTGATCAGCAACGCCGGCGACGGCGAGCCGGCCCGCGTCGAGGTATACGACGACATCGGCGAGGGCGGCTGGTTCTTTGAGGGGCTGACCGCGAAGGCATTCAGCGCCCAGCTGGCGTCGGTCAGCGGGGCGCTGGACGTGCACATCAACAGCTACGGCGGCGACGTTGCCGACGGCCAGGCCATCGCCAGCACGATCCGCAACCACAAGGGCCATACGCGCTGCATCGTAGACGGGATGGCCTGCTCGGCGGCCAGCGTGATCCTTCAGGCAGGCAAGGAACGGATCGTCGAGCCGGGCGGCATGGTGATGATCCACGACGCGTCCGGCGGCTGCATGGGCAACGCCGCCGACATGGCGTCCTTCGCCGAAGTGCTCGACAAGATCAGCGACAACATCGCGCAGCAGTACGCGGACCGGGCCGGGGGGACTGCTGCCGACTGGCGCGAGGCCATGCGGGGCGAGAAGTGGTATACCGCCGACGAGACCGTCGATGCGGGACTGGCCGACCGGAAGGGCACCGGCCAGGCGACTCTCCCGGCGGGGCTCGATCTCGCCGCGTTCGCGGTTCCCGACCGCATCGCCGCCCGGCTCCGCAAACTGCCGGCAGCAAAGGCCCCGGCGAAGCCGAAGGCCGCAACTGACGCCATCGGCGCCGCGACGGCTGCCGGCAAGGCAGCGACGGACGCCGCTCCCGCGAACGGCGATCAGTCGTGCGAGTCACTCGGCCACCAGTGCTGCAAGGACGCCGCGACGGCGAAGGCTCTCCTCGCCGGCCTGGTAGGCGACGCCGTTGACGCGAGTGTCTCGGCCGCCCAGGGCAAGCCCGGCACTCACGGCGACCACGAGCGCTGGGACCCGGACGGCAACGGCGACTGCGACGCCTGCCCCGAAGGTGACACGGACAACTCGCACTGGTCCGAGAGCGGCGAGCAGCTCCAGTCCGTGCCGGGCTCGCCGATGCCCGATGACGACGACGGGGACATGGAAGACCGGCTGAGCCCCGGCGAGATCAGGGCATTCCGCCAGATGCTCGCGGACCTCCTCAACGCGGGCGACGTGGACAACTCGGACTGGGATGCCTCGAAAGCGTGGCACAACGGCGCCGAATCGGACGACCCGGCCGCTTTCTACGCCGGGATCTGCGCCGGGAAGAAGGCCGGCGACAAGTCCACCCAGGACGCGTGGGCGCTGCCCTACAAGTACTCGCCCTCGTCGAAGCCGAACGCGGCCGGGGTGAAGAACGCCCTGTCGCGGCTGCCGCAGACCGATGACCTCACCAATGCGGCCGAGGCGAAGTCCCTGCTCCAGGGCCTGATGAAGAAGATCAACCCCGACTACGAGCCTGCCGAGGATCACTCGCGGGCAGACCCCTCCGGCCCAGGCCTGGAGCAATTCCGCAGTGCTCTGGAAGGAGCGACCAGATGACAGGCGTGGCGATCCCGGAGACCTCCGAAGAGCTTGAGGAATGCCTGCACGACGACAATCGGATGGGCGAGATCTTCGCCGCCGGCCAGCTCTCCGAGTTCAACCGGCAGTACATGGTCAAGGCGCTGGCGAAGGCCCGCGCCGACCTGATGCCGCAGATGCGCGAGCAGATGCAGCTCGGCAAGCAGCAGTTCCTCCAGGCCCAGGCCGAGGACGGCTACGCCCCGGCCGCGTTCAGGCCGGGATACGAGCCGAACCGGCAGGACCGCCGGATGGCCAAGGCGATCGCGAGGGCGCGCCGGAAGCTGCCGGACGCCGAATGGCAGGCCGAGAAGCAGCACGCCTTCAGCGACACCGCGATGGGGGCGCCGTTCGACCAGGAAGCCTACGCGGCGTCCATGCGCAGCTTCATGTACACGATGTGGAAGGCCGAGAAGCAGGCGCGGGACCGGGGTGACGACGAGACCCCCGGCAAGGTCCAGGAGTACAAGCGGGCCCTGCACCAGGCGCTGACCCACGGGCGCCCGTCCAATGCGGGCATGGCCGAGCGGATCCCGTCCGAGGGCGGTTACCTCGTGCCGGAGATCCTGCGCAGCGAGATCCTGATGCTCTCGCTGGAGCAGTCGGTGGTCAGGCCCCGGGCGCGGGTCATCCCGATGGACTCGCTGCGGGTGCCGCTGCCGTCGATCGACGACAAGGACCATTCCGCCAACGTGTACGGCGGCGTGGCCGCGTTCTGGACCGCTGAGGGCGCGCCCCTGTCGGCGACGGCTCCGAAATGGTCGAACATCGACCTCGAAGCCCGCAAGCTGACCGCCTACACCACGATCCCGAACGAGCTTCTCCAGGACGCCATCACGCCCCTGGACACCTGGTTCAACATGTTCTTCCCCAGGGCGATGGCCTGGTTCGAGGACGTGGCGTTCATCAGCGGTTCGGGCGTCGGCGAGCCGCAGGGCTTCCTCAACTCGCCCGCCGCGGTGCGCGTCCCGGTCGGCGCCACGCACTCGATCGCCTTCGCCGATGTCACCGGGGCGTACGTGCGGATGTGGCCGCAGTCGCTGAACAACGCGGTCTGGCTGTGCTCGCCGGACGTGCTGCTGGAGCTGATCCAGATCGCCGTCACCCCGGTCTCCGCCGGCACCACGCAGGCGATCGCGCCCCCGGGGTGGCTCACCGCCAGCCAGGCCATCGACTACCCGGGCGGCGGCAACGGCGACGGCGTGAACTACCGGCTGATGGGCCGGCCGCTGATCGTCACCGAGAAGATGCCGTCCTCGGCCAGCGGCAACACGACCACGCCGGGCGCTTTGTCCTTCGTGGATCTCGACTTCTACCTCCTGGGCGATCGCCAGTCCATGCAGATCGCCACGTCCGAGGAATACCTGTTCGCCAACGACCTGGTGGCGTACCGGGTCATCGAGCGGCTGGACGGCCGGATCTGGCAGCAAAGCCCGATCACCCCCCAGAACGGCAGCGCGAACACGCTGTCGCCCGTCGTGAAGATCGACACGACGGCCACCAGCTGACCCGGATAGCGGCCAGGTACTAGAGGGCGGCTCGCCGCCGGGAAGAGAGAGCGCAGATGGGAATGGAAGCCCTCGGTCGCGCGTACAACAAGGTTCCGATCGCGGCGGGCGTGCTGATCAGCCTCAAGGACGCGACCGGAATCCAGTTCACCGTCACCGGCAACGACACGTTCACCTTGTCTTCGGCGGCCACCCAGGCCGGATCGCCGACCGCGCTGGCTACGATCACCGCCTACCACACCAACACGTCCACCAACGGCAGCGCCCCGTGGGTGGCGGCATCGCAGGCAGCGGCCAGCACCGTGGTCATCGCGTCCGGGTCGGCATCGTTCTACGTCGATGCGGCCGACCTCCCGAGCGCGGCCGAGTACGTGAAGGTCGCGGCAGGCGGCTCCGGGCTGGTGCAGGCCGAGGTCGTCGGGCTGCTGGTCCAGCGCGGCCCTGAGAACCTCAGGGTGCTGTCGGGCTCCTCGTCATGACGGACCTGAAGATCAGCAAGGCCGCCGGCATGACCGGAGGCCCGGCCGAGACGACCGACCAGACGACGACGTTCCAGCGCCGGGACGGCATCTACGCCCAGCCGTCCCGGGCGGACAGCACCTACGCGTTCAACGCCGGGACGACCTCCGCCGGGTCGGCGCCGGTCCTGACCGCACTGGGTGCCGCGACGACGGTGGCCACGCAGCTGACCGACCTGACCCGCGACTACATGGTCTACCTGGAGATCACCACGGCGGGCACGGCGACGAGCCTGAAGATCGGCCACACCTCTTCGGCGAACGACGTGACGATCATGGCCAGCCAGGCTGCGACCGCCGGCCAGGTCATCTCCTTCAGGCTTCCCGCCGGCTGGTGGTTCCTGTGGGCGGGCACCACGACCGCGATCGCCAACCAGGTAGCCGTCGGCTGCTGACGTGGCGCTGTGGCACTGCGGGAGCTGCACGGCGGCCTACTCGGTAGGCGCGCCCTGCTGCCCGCAGTGCGGAAGTACGGACCGGACGGAGGATGACGTGCCGAAGATCGACAGCAGCGGGCTAGCCACCGGAGGCGCGCACCCGGACGGCCGGCCTGAGCCGGTGGCGCCGGCCGTTCCTGAGACCGGGCAGCCGCACGCCGAAGATGACGCGCCGGCCACTGACGCGACTCCCGCAGGCGGCGAGCCCGCGGCGGGAGAGAGTACCTCTGCGGAGACGGAAGGGTCCGCTCCGGAGCCAGCCAAGACGGCGAGGGCGCCCAAGACTGCCCCGCCGCCTCCACCGGAGAAGGCGGCCGGTGGGTAGCCCGGCATCCGCGACCGGGGCCTGGTACGCGCTCGATGCCATCTTCAAGGACCAGCGGAAAGAGTTCGAGGACTGGGAGCGGATTGTCGCCAGCGACGGCGGACTGGCGTGCCCGCGCGACGGTGAGCCCCTGACCTCGGGTCCGTCTACCCCGGCTGGCGCCGAGGTCATCAAGTTCTGCAAGTTCTGCGGCTGGCGGGCACCCCGCGATGTCGTCGCACCCCGCGAGGGCGCGCGGATGGGGCGTGACGGATGAACGCCGGACTCGACCTCGAACCGGTTGCCGGCGAGTTGCTGACCGCTGGCGAGCCGCCCGCGCCGGGCACGTGGCGGAGCGCCCTGTACCGGCCCGACGCTCCAGGCGCGGCGCTTGACTCGCAGCCGTGGGCGAAGTCCTGGGGCCACTTCATGCGGGCGGTCCTGGACGAGCGGGACTCCTCG